CAATCAAGGAGCATCCAATAATAACCCCGTTTATATTCACACTAGTAGATGTCATTGTTATAGTATTCTTATAAAAAGATGAGAGGTTATTTTTTATCACGTTGCAATACGTAGATATTATGTTCGAATTGACATCTCCCATATTGTTACACAATACACGAAGCCCTCCTGATATTACATTATTGTAAATCTGACCTCCAATCAAGGGCTTATCTATTGAGATAACAGAGTTCTTAAATATGGAGGGAACCTTGTTAAGGCTTTTTGTTATTGTTATCTTATTATTAAAAACACTGACTTTATCTAAGCCGAGCGAGGCATCCTTAACGGTGGAACCATCCTTGACCGAAAATGTATAAAAATCTAGCGTATCGCTTGATATGTTTGGATTGTCTTCTGATGTCATTGGTGTTAAAAGATTCTTGAAATCATAAAACACATCATTTCCAAACTCATCTATCAAACCCTTGCCTCCTTCTTTAGCCTCATGAAACAGACTGGTATCATTATTAATATCATACCATATCTGCCAAGCGGACAACCGACTGTTTTTGAAATAAATATCTCCATCATGTAACATGGCAGATGCCTTATCCGATATCCTATCTTCCGTGATAGCTTCGACCACAATATCGAATTGGTGACCGGCGGACTTCCAAGACTTAAATTCTGTCACATAATCCGTTATCCTATATTTATTTCCTTGGACAAGAGAACTACTACCAATTAATGATACTAATTCTGAATAAGTAACATTTATCATGGCTCCACCGGAACCAGCCAAATCATACTCTATTCCATTTACGTTTATTTTTTTTATTGTTCCCATATCTTTATTTTATTATCAAGACTTCATTTTCCGCTACAACTTGAGAATCGGAAATAAAAAGAATATCTTTTAGCACTTCCGTCTTTATATTGTTAGTAAACACTAATACGCTACCAGCGATGAAGGCCTTTACCCCTTCAATGCCAGATTGAAGCAATTCTAATAAGTCTCTT